TAGCGGCTTGATTCAATGCTCTTTCCTGCTCTCCAATCTCTTGAGCTTGAGACAGTGGAGCAAATGGTGTCGTCGTTAATGCCGGATAAAGACCCATAGCTTCTCTGGCTCCACGCATTCCTTCTAAGCCGTAGCCCATTCCAAACTGTTGCGCTCCCAATCCCATCTGTGCGGCTGGCAACCTTCCTGCTGTTGCTCGTGTCTGAGCATCAAACATAGCCTTGGCTATATTATCTGATGCTCTTTGATTAGCAGATGAAATAGCTTTAGCTTGTATCAGATCTCCTCTGGAGCTTCCACCTGTCTGACCATAACCTATAAGTTTGCTTCGTATAGCTGGTAGCATCTCATTCTCTAATTGAGACTGAGCCTCCCTTCTATAAACATCAGCAATATTTCCAAACTGACCTGTATCTATATCCCCTCTTAACATACTTTCGTACTGTCCTGCTTGGAATGGAAGCATTGAAGCGTACCCACCGGGGCCAGTAGCCATGCCTCTATTTTGCCCATAATTCATTGCCTCTTGAGAGTAAGGGATCAATCCGGGTACACCTTCCGCCCCTAGATATGCTCTTTCTGTTTGAGCTTGTAACGCTTTCTGCCTATCTCCCATCGCTAAAGCATAGATTGCATCCATAGGCGCTCTTTGCCTTGGGGAGAATGCCGCTACTCCGGGAGCAACCTGAGGGATTGCCGCTGCCCCTTGTGAGTCAGTTCCTTGCGCCCCATAAAAGGCTGGAGTAAATCTTCCAGAGCTATATAGATCTTCTGCCCTAGCATAGCCTCTCTTCATGAATTCTTCTTGACCTTCCCAAGGCTTGGTGTTGGTCGTTGTTACTTGTGTTCCTCCTGCCATAATCTACTCCTATGAATAAATCCAAAAAGGATTTGATTTATGTTGCAAATATTGATTCGCAGTTAATGTTTTCATCCCCCAGCTCGTAGGGCTTGTCATCACCCAATACCACTCGTGAGGATTCCAATCTGCAAGAGGATCATCATTAGTTGTTTCTATTGAGGCATTATAAGCGTTAAGTAAATCAGGATGCGCATCTCCATAATCCCCAAAATCCCACCCTTCCTGCCAGTCTTTTCTGTCCTCATACCTTCCACTCTTTTCCCAATGTATCCTCCCCCATTCATCCTTATCTGTCGCTATATTGCCTAAAGCTAAGTTGATTAGTTGTTGTTGGGTTAGTCCTTGATCTCCAGTTCCAGTATCGTTAGTTCCATCATCACTACCTGTGCCAGTTGTTAGATCTTGAACAATCCCACCGCCCTTAATCAGTGAATCTTTATCCCATTCAGCCATAGTTATAGGGTCCCAGTATGGGGGCAGATATTGTTGTTTGTACTGCGGCCCTAAGTAACTAACTTCTGGTGGGGTATATTCTAATAACGTGCCGGGATATGAATAATCATCTTCGGACAAATAATCTGGCATAGCCCTTGAATAGTTAAATGGTATAGGAGCGCCAAGATATAAACTAGGATCTATAGTAGGTTCTTCAGCCGCTTGTGCTGATAGCATGTTGGCATAATCACCTAAAGCATCTGATAACACAGCATCACCACCAACATAATCATCTGCTGTATCAGTAACAGGTANATNNAAAAATATTTCTGCCATTATTGCATCCTCTGTTTCAAGTCTTTGGTTATAACCATATATGAATGATTCCAGTTCTTTTAGTTTTCTTGCCATTCCTTTTCTAGTCCATGCCTCCAATGAAGAACATCCAGCCTTTAAAGCAAACCCCTCTACCATAGGAAGAAACCCCATACCATTTGTCTATACCTTTACCATCTTTACCGCCTATAGTAATAACTCTTAATATTTCTTTTTCTTGGATAAGATATTACCTCAGTTACCATACATGCTATAATAGAACCATCTTCCATAGCTACCCATAATTGTTGTTCCCCCTCCTTTAGGAAGGGGTGCAAATCCTCAGATAACAATTCACCTTCAGAATGTTTAAGAGCTACCTTGACTAATGGCTCTACCTCGTCCCACACAAGGTCAATATCTTCTTTGTCTACGAATAAAACCTTAACCGAGTTTGATCCAAGATCCGGGACTTCCTTTCTTAAAGTAATAGATTCCTTCTCCGCCTCCCGGGTTCCAGTTTGTCCCATCGGCGTATCTGACATCACCTTCTCTTGGTCTTTGCGGTGCGGCATGAGTCCTCTCTAATCTAAATGTTGCTTGATTGTATATAATATCACCTAACTTTTGAAGTTCGTTAATAAGGTAGATACCTATATCTTCTTTATCCAGAGGCAATGGACCGGGAGTGTAGTGGGTTACAGACTTTACAACTCTGTCGGAATATGTACCCATTAGTACGCCCTGCTTCCTCTGTCTCCTGCATTCTTAATATCCAATGTGTATCCGTCTAGCTTCCAAGTCTGATCCCCTGTTGATTCAAACTTGACGCCTATATACTTTCCTGTTACATTGCACGAAACCCTAGACTGTGTTGCAGGGTTAAAGGTTGTTGGACCTTGCCATGTGATTGCTTCTTCGGTTGACATCTGATGTCCCACGTATACATTAATAGTAGAGTCGGTAGATGCTGACATCATGGGATATACAGCCGTTACCCTCTTAACCATATTTTGATTAGGTTGACCTTGAGCATCCAGAGTTAACCCAGTCCTTTGTATATAGCTCGTCATGTTAGATGTATCGGCTTTATTACCTGCATTATCTCTATATATTTTAGTATTAGTTGGCGAAGCCATACTTAAACTCTTGCCCGCTAAGTTAAAGTAAGATGTAGATACCGATTCATTCCAATTTAAAGTATCTGTTGCCCATGTAGATGTTGCTGAGTTCCATGAACCCGGAGCTAGAGGATTACCCTCTGTACCAAATTCAATGAAACCAACATTAGGAAGGTCACGTATAGTAAAAGTATTATTGCTCCAATTCCAAACAAGAGCTTTATCGCACTGGGCATTAGTAACATTACCTGACGATACATAACAGGCCCACATTTCCGTCTTATTGTAGTCAGCNGTAACAAAGCATTTCTCGAATTCGTCTCCATTAATATCGGTAAATATAAAGTCTCTCATCTTGTGAGGAAGGATAGATGTAAGCCTATCGCCAGTATTGATATACATATCCCCGTATGCCATTACAAAATGACCACCATCAAACTCCCTTATGCAGTTCTTAGCTAATGCACCAACATTAGGTGAGAGCTGTATAAATGAAAAGATAAAAGGATTGCCTACATAGCTCATCTTGTATGTAGAGTATTGTTTGTAGATCATAAAGTCGCCTCGTAATGGCAACCCATCAACTATAATACCTTTACTGTCCTCTAAAGCATACTCGCCAGCATCGACTGTAGGCGAGGTTTCGTCCCACGAGACAGGTACAGCTTGTGTTGCTGCTGCTGTAGACCACTTAACAAGACTGGTGTATGGTACAGTTGACTTTGTTACATTCAAAGCAACCAAGAAAGATTTAAATGCTCTTAATGATTTACACTCTGTGCTTGCTGGCCAATAAGTTAAGTCTGCCATCTTGGTAGTAACAGAAGGAACACCTGCTGTTAATGCCCAGAACTGAGGGTCATCGTAGCCATTGGTCATAACCAGTATACCGCCTAATACTGTAGCTGTCCAGTTCTCTCTAGCTGTAGCGTTATAGTCTCCACTAGCTCTGGTAATGTCAGTCCATGTTGTTCCGTTATGCACAGCTATCTTAGCTAACCCACCCACTATCCAGTAGTTAGCGCCACCTATCTCTAGGTTAGTAATAAAGTACGGTACTATAGGACATGAATCCATTACCTCTAAGTATCCAGGACTTTTCTGTATTGCGTTATGCTCTGCCCTTATATTGTTGCCTTCTGTCCACGCATTCGGGGGCAGTTGCCAAGCATTAATATCTTTAACAATACCAAGTTCGCCTACATTTGTTACGGGTACTAGACTCATTTATTATCCTCTATTTAAAAGGTGGCCCTAAGAACCAGTTAGACAGAGAAAACCTTTCTCCGGCTGTTACAGGCTTGACTTGGTGTGACACGAAGGATGGAAAGAAAATTAAACTTCCTGCTCCTTTACTCATTGGAATATCATCACAAATTTCTAGTTCTCCACCTTCATAATCATCGCTTAAAAAAGCAACCATGCTTATTTTTCTCACCTTCTTATGAAGAAAGTCAGAGTGAGGCATATCATATGCGCTTAGATGATCGCCATCACCATCTTCATGGGTAACATAAAAGTCACCCTCATTATATTTCAATACTTGAAAGTCTTCAGCAGATTCTATATCATACTTCCAACCCGCTTCCTCATTAGCCCCGTTCATGTAAGGCCAGAATAGATCATATAACCATTGTTCCCGTCTACCATGAACCAAACATTTTCTTACTGTGGTATGAACCTCTCCATCAAGAAGTTGTGCATTATAATATTTATCCGCAAGATCTATTATTTTTTTACAATTTTCTTTGGAGATGGCCTCACTGAAGTACCACCATTTATTTTTAACCATTAAGAATTGTACTCCAGCCAACCTGTTATGATGTATTTATCACCAGATAGAGGTTGATTGCCGCGATGTGTATGAGTAAACCCAGCGGGAAATATTAACAACCTATCCTTCTTTGGTTTGATTCTTCTTTTTTGGTATAAGAATTCAGTTTCTCCGCCTTCTTCCACATCATTCAAAAAAAGACTAAAGACAAGGACTCTATCTCTTCTTGCTGGCGCTCCATTCTCACAATGCCAAATATGATATCCTTGGCCTGGAGAAGTTTTTTGCATTCTTATATCATATATAGAATGTTGGTGGACTTTATTTAATATGCTATATTTTTCTACGTATGCTTTATAAGGGACTCCCCAAAACACATTAGCAAAGTCGGCAGCTATATAAGGTATATTATAAGATTGATACCACGGCTCCACAAACAGGCTGTTTCCTTTATCACTTACTTCATGGTTGTAATAATTAGATCTTGGACCCACAAGATTCTTGTCTTCCAGTTCCTTATAATAATTTAAATACCTGTCACAAAGATCTCCAAACGCTCCGTCAATAATCCAAATAAAGTCGTCAGATACATCTACTTCTTCCTCGCCAATAATTCTAGCCATAAAAATTACAAGAGATAGAAACCCTTAGATCCTCTGAAGTATTGCATGTTACAAAATGACTCATGTACGCAGGGAACAAAACAAACTCCCCCTTCTTTGGATCAAGTGATTTTCTTCTAGTTTCATACTGGTTGATAGGGTAATCAAACACCAACCTACCACAGCCTTGGGGTGTGTTGACATAGTATACCGCCGAGATATCAGGAGATCCCTCTATATTCCCAACATCTACATGATGGTGCGTATTAGTAGACTGACCACTCCTATTAATGTGCATCCATACATCGGCTAACCTTGGTATAGAACTAAAACTACTTTCAAACTCTCGTTTTATTCCCTCCACTACATAATTAATTTCTGCGTATTCAGGCATCTTAGCAAAGCCATAAAGATTAGTATCCTTAAATATATTGCTTACTTCTGGCGAACTAAACCTATCAATATTCTTAACACAAAAGTCATACAACTTAGAGTTATCTATATTGTCTAACCTTCCATGAAATAAAGAAAGAGAGGTTAAAACCTGCTCATTTAACATATACTAAACTTTTGGATATATACCCTTTATCTCCGCTACTTTAGCTTGCCATGCCTCTAATCCATTTTCAGTAATATATTCTAGCTGCTCTATAGGGAACCCGTAAGCATTCTGTCGCTTTTGCTGATAAGGCAATTCCTCAAGAAGCCATTCCATTTCCCACCGATCATTCTTCCATGTAGTTTCGCCGCTAATATACTGCTTAACCACATTACCATGAGAGTCCGTCAATAAAGATGGGTCTTGTTCTGGGAAATGAATATCTCCACCAACGAGATCTTCTTTCTTCTTTGCTGCTAATTCCCAATGCTGTACCCCATTTACCATCTTTCTCAAATTGGAAAACTGAAGCATTGCCACAAAGCCTGGGTTTCGTGGGCATACTTGCATCTTCAACCTCCACGATATCGTACTTTTGTCTAAACCCTTCATCTAATAATCCTAAATGTGGAAATGATTTCCCTGGAAAGTCTGCCTTTAAATGCGACATTCCATAAGGGTATGGCTGAACAAATTCCCCGTTTACTTTTCTTGCATAAGTTGTCATATTAATTCCTCTTACCATTTCCCTATCGGGCATCTTGATTTAATTAAGTTCACCTTGAAAGGCATTATACATTTACATTCTTTGCACATCTTCATTAAATTATTATACCTATCACACTCTTTACAAATGTTTAATCTACTTGATCCAGACTTATATGTGGCATCTGGAAATCTATCTACCCACATCCAGTAGTCTTCCACCATATCATCAACAAGCATCTTCGGTATTGAATTGCTAACTGGTTTCATAATACTTGCTGAGTAATGACGGTTCCGTCACCCCCAGTGCCTCCCCATGTTTTTGGAGATAAGTTACTGGGCATACCACCGCCACCACCGTTAGCAGTTATAGTTCCACTATTAGTAAATGTTCCTTTGTAAAGGACAAATATAGCCCCTCCTCCAGTTCCTCCACCTGAATTCTTTGGAGATCCATTGCTAACATTGCAGCCCGGAAAAAAAGTTCTTATATCTGAGCCGTTAGTTCCTCTCTGATAAATTCCAGCTTCTGAATCAGAAGTGATGGTAAAATCCCCACCAACAATGAAAAATATTGTACCACCAGTTGCTCCAGCACTCCCAATAGCAAAGTCTTCCACACTAACTCCAGACCCGTGGCATGGTGATGAAGATCCGGGGCCACCGCCAGGATTTCCACCACCACCAGTCGTTATCGTTCCAGACGGACCACCTCCTGCTCCACCCCAGATCGTAGCTGCTCCACCAGGTCCGGGTGCGCCTCCACCCCCTGCCGACCCTGCGCCCCAGCAATGACCATAAGATCCTGCACCGCCAGTGCCACCGGCTCCGCCGCCTCCGCCTCCGGTTTGGCCCATGCCTCCAGAAGCAACTCCATTCGGAGCTTGAGCTGGGGTTCCACTTCCACCGGGAGATCCCAGAGCGCCCTTCCTTGCTACTCCAAAAATAGTACCATTACCAGCTATAGCTGGATGATTAGCGACAGCAGTAACAGCAGCAGTTCCGCATCCTGCAAAATCAGCAGCAGCTAATGTGTCGGTACCTGAAGCCGTGAACATGGGAAGCCTTATACCTGTTGAACTGACAGCGGAACTATCAGAGCCACCTGCAGATTCAGGATTGGCCTCGCCACCAGATCTTGAATAGTCGTCAGCTGGAGGGCCTTCTGAAACAATTCCTGCGATACTAACGTTTCCAGTAACATAAATAAGAGCACCACGACAAGGATGATCGATATAGTATCTATGCCCAGTATTCAAGGTAAAGGATGTATAATTTTTTACAACCATATCACCATCCCAATTACCCACTTCATTTGCTGGTGTTATACCAGTATCGCCTGAACTACTGAATGCCCCATCTGTTCCATCACCGAACCAATTTGCACCAGCACCACCTGCAGCGGCGCTCATCATTACAACTTTATCTGTACCTATAGGCATAATATTCCCCTTAACCCATATCCGCGCCAGCTTGGAAGCCGTACCAGATTGTTCCTGCATCCATAGTAAAGAACATATAGATGTCTATTTTAGCTGCCCCACTAGTAACATCTGGGGCTGAACCACCTGCCCAATCAACTGTACCAGGCCATGTAATATCCCGGTCAGAAGAATCTTGAGTCCATACCAATGTAAAGGCACATGCTTTACCAGTGGGGCTAGGGTTACTAAATGTGAATGTAGTATCCTGATCTGGAGTTATTGTAAATACATTTCCATCCTCTAAATCTATATCAACTGTAGCTGCTGCCGAAAGAGCAGATTTAGTTTCAGAATAATCTTTAATCTCTGGCTTTTGAATAATTTGATCGGCCATTAACAAGGTTCCAGTCATCGTGCCACCAGCCAAAGGTACCGCTGCAACATCTGATAAGACCTCTGCTGCGCTCCTTCCTTCTACCGCTGTGCCGTGAATCCTTAGAAAGTCATCATCAACAACGCCAGTAGCAAACTGTGCTACATCATATTGTGATATCCCTTGAGCGACAGCTAGTTCTGTAGAATCAATTTCTAAACCACCATTAGCCTTGAGGTCTGTGCTGAATGCTGTACCTGTTAGGTCTAAGCCATCACCTGCTGTATATGTAGTTCCTGCTGGGGTCTGCCATGAAGACGTTCCGTCTCCATCCTCTCTAAGAAACTTTGTAGCCCCTGACTCACCTGTGGATAATACCGCAGTACCCTCAACATCAAGTGTTGTTTTTCCGTCTAACAAGTTAAGCTCTGCTGCAGTTGTAGTTACTGCTGCTGCGCCAAGAGTGGTAAACTGTGCTTGTAATACTTCTTTGATTAGCCTGAGATGATCGTCCCCCTGCGATACAGGATCACTAGATGTTGGATTCGTATCAACTAGTTGGCTAATATATGTTGCTGTTTCTAATCCCATGATTAATCCCCTTAAAAGTAGCCACTCGTGTTCATTACTCTTAGCTCAGAACCAGAGTGACGATCTTTGTCATCCTGAACTTGTAAATCGTTTACAGCTTGTCTATAAGCTGTAGCCCATAACTGCACCCTCTGGTCATTCATTAAGAATGGCTCCGCCTCCAATAGAGATCCATATAAATATATATCGGGATTATATGTAAGCATGCTATTAGTTGTGGCAGCAGGAGTTAATGCAGGTATCCGTTTATAATACAGCATAGAATAACCGTCAGCAGTTGCAGGTGACGGTCCGAGTCTAAAGTTCTCACCAATGATGGTGAATGACTCTGGAGTTCCACCAGTAGATCCAGCCCATATCCTATTCATTATCTCTGGTGTAACATAAGCTAATGGAACTATAGGGTCAAGAGTTAAATGGAATGTTCTTGCCTGTATATAATCTGTGGGTAACGCGTAGTCTCTAGTTCCTGCTACCAATGTGCCAGTAGCGGTTGTCTCCATAAGGCGAAGACGTAAGTTGCGATTTATTCTTGCTTCGGCTAAGTCTATGAATTCTTGTATTCTATCAGTTAAATCAGATCTGTCAAGCCAGTTGGCTACAGCAGTCTGAAGTTCTGCATAAGTTCCTATCGCCATTATATTGTCATCTCCGCAATGTATACTGTTCCAGCGGCAGATACCTGCAAAGCGGATACTTTCTGCCCAGAACTAATACGCCAATAAGTAGGCCAATCTTTCTCCTGATAACCTTCACCAACAGCCTCGTACTCCTTCCATGAGTTTGTTTGTGCTGACCATGCACCAACCACATCACTCCACGGTGTATTGTCCACCTCTCCACCGAATGCAAGAAAAGCGTCTTCTGTAGCTGTTATCATTACAGTGCTTATACCAGAGCCAACGGCCTCTGCCATTTCAGTAGAGGTTGTAGAAGTCGTTATAGAATGTAGCTTATTAGCTAATCTATAAGGAACATCTGGCTTATCAATTCTCATCTGGTTAATTCTGTTATATAAACAACTGAATCACTACCACCAGCTCTTAATCCAGAAACCCTGTCTCCGGGGCTAACGCGAATATAATGAGGCCAATCCTTAATAAAGTAACCGCATGAACCAGCGGTGGCAGCACTTCCATGCTCGTCAATTTTGATAAACACAGGCTCACTGGCGTTTATTATGATAGCGTAGCATTGTGCAGAGACAGCATCACCTAGTGTTACCGAGGTTGACAACGCTGTAAACGTGTAATTAAAATTGTTTAATCTGTATAAGTCTCCCATCTTATTTACCCCTATAGTTTGGTTGGTGCTGTTTTAAAGTATTTATTATCAGGATCATTTAAATATTTAGCTAGTAACTTAGGATCTTTATCTATAGCTCCATTGGTTTCTTTCTTCCACTGATCGTAAACATTGAATGGTATAGAAGCCACCTTATGCCACTCGCCTCTTTTACCCAGGCTAAGTCTATCACCATATAAGTTATAATCTTTTTTGTTCTGCTCTATTGTGGGCTGAACATCTTGATAAGTAGTTATAGATATTTCCCCATCAGGCTCTTCAATCCATTCCTGATGTCTATATGGCATTACATCTAATAGTCTTCTCTTCATCCCACTAAGAACCCCTTACCACCTATAGCTCTGGTTTGGTCTTCAGACCATTCCTTTAGATGCTGTTCAGCAGTTTTTTGTTTTGGTTTCTCTGGAGCCTTCTCCTTCTTAGCTCCAAATGCCTTCTCTAATTTACTATCTTTTCTCTGAACCATAAAGTCATCACCCATTTTTCACCTTCATGTGGTGGTAGTCCTTGATGTAATGATAAGTCATGCGCCTTATTATTTTCATCTACATTACCAAACATTAGAAGTCTTCCGCCAATGGCTCCGATCACTAAGTTTAATTTAGGGAATGCAGTAGAACCACCAACAGCATTGTTTAAATAAACTAAACATGTTAATATTCTTTGACCACCATTCTCAAGATAGACTCCATCTAAAGCATCGTAATGAGGCTTATACTCCTGATCGTCAGTATATCGCAAAACATTTATAGGCTCTGCTCTCTCTAGCGGAATGGCTGCAATGTCAGCAACTCTTTGACATAACTCTGGAAAGTCAGAGTGTGGAAGGAATACACCATGAGAAGTTCTGTCTTTATCAGGGATAAGTCCACCATCTGTTGCGACTGTGCTTCTTTTTATCTTGCTTCTGGAATGCTCTATTACTTGATGACACTCCTCAGAAGATATAACCCCATCTACCACCGCAATGGTGGGAGTTTTTACATAGACAAACATTACAACTCCTT